GTGTGAGTGATCACACACGGTCAATGCATGTGTTAGCGTATGTGTATTGACCCGCCGTCGTTTAAGATGGAGCGAGCAGGTACCGGACGACCGCCTGCGTAATGCCACATATTTGTTGCACAAAGATTTTTGTGTTAGATTAATGTAACATTGTAGCTCTAACGCTAAGTGACTGAATCGACTCGGATGATGACACCTTTTTGCCCTATGCGGGCAAAGTGTGACCAATCAATCTGGATGATACTTAACTCGCTTCGCTCGAATCGATGAACGAAGTGAAATCGATAGACTTGCGCAGCAAGTCTTATAGTTTTGTCTAGTGCAGCGGATGCAAATTTGGTTCTAAGAGAAGATGTAATAAGGTACAGCCAATAGATTTTACGCTGGTTACACAATATGTTTTGCGGTTAGTCATAGATCATCAGGCCAGTCTCTAAAGTGCGTGTTGAATGTTGTTTGAAACACTATGACATTCCTTCCAACAATCATCAAATATTTCACTTTTGTAAAGACCAAGTTCAATTTTCATATGGGCGGCAAAATTATCAGTTCCGTTGATATCTATCACCTTGTGTGCTTGGCTCAAATCTAGAGGATAATGGTGATAATAATTTTTATGCCAGAGTATTTGCGAACATGCAGAATCTATTTTTTCAAAATATTGTTTCTTAATAATTTTTACTGGAGTCTTAGGGATCATCATTTCTTGATATTGGGCCTTTATTTCTTGTTGGATATGCAAAGGAAGATTTTCTAGTTCATTTGCATCTGTGACCATGGGCCATGATTGGTCCTTGATGGCCTCGTAAAATTCCAGTATATTAGGATTTATTTGACCTATTTGAGCTAGATACTTATTAAGATCATACAACAACCATTGTCTACGTAGACAAGAGTGCATATCTGCCAGTATAACAAAAATTGGCAGGTTGGGCCAAATTTTTTGAATCAATGGAGTATTCATACAGTGGGTCAATATTACCGAAAAATCCCCATTAGATACAGAGTCATGATAGAGATATCGGTGTTGAAATTCCTGATCTTTTACGTGTAAGTCGTACCCTTGATGATGTGTCTGCCATTCGCGATTGGTGATATTACAGTAGTATTTGTTACCGCCTGCTCCTGGGTAATAGGCAATGATCATTTTTTTTAAAATTTGAGATCACTGGCCAGTATCTTGTCTTTTGGGATATCTGAGTATGAAATAAGACTGCGATCTGACCCATAAGTCCAACGATTGTGTTCTAACGCCGCTACATCTGTTAAGGCAGCAGCAGTGTAAGGGATAGCATGTTGTGAAGAAGATTCCACAGCCCATTTATTATAGAAAACAAGACATTGACTGATGTTGGATATAAGTTTGGATTTTTCATGCAGAGTATGCAACTTAATGGGTATTCCACTGACTAACACGCCTTGATCTTGGAGATCTTGGATATAAATCCTACATTGAGTATAAACATCGATATTTTGTTTCATGAAAGACTTTTCTTCAATACTGAAATCATAATCAAATGGAACTAGGCTTAGTAGATAATGCATGCGATTCCAATCTTGCCATGAAATGTCAAACTTGTCAGTCCAATTCAAAGGTTTAGGCTCTCTGCCAAACACATTGAGGTTTAATATATATCTTTCAATGTTTGGCAAATCTCGTTCATATTCAAAATAACTATTGACCCGAAAATGGTTGTCAACCCATTCTATGTAATCAAAATAGTCCTGAAGATATTTTTTTATCACGTCATCTTGTATATGGATTCCATTTTTGGTTATGCAATTGTAGATATCATATTTTTCTTGGGCCGAATATACATTAAGACGTTTGCTTTCGACACTGATAGCCCAGCTCAATGCATGTTCAAAAAGATTTTTCCGTCTTGCCGAAATAATGTAAAAGTTATCATTGAGATATTTGTAAAACTCAAGTTGATTATTGAGATTATCTTTGCGATTTTTAATGTGATAATGTGCTAATCTCGAAACTACATCATGTCCACAAGATGATATCATTTCTACTATAGATTCTAGGCTTTGATGATACCCCCATTCGTGTTCTTTTTTACCTAGAATTTTGCGATCAAACTTATCGTTATGATAACAAACCAATCCATTGGTTAGCTCATGTAAATTTATAGTAAGTGGATTGTAGTTTTCATTGATGTTGGCATATATTGTAACAAGTCTCTGTAATAATGTTGACCCTACCCGATCGGGTGTAAGTATAAGAACATTCATAAGCAAATATTTATGGAACTATCAGCGCAGGCACGGCAATCTCTTGAAATACCATTTTATTCTAATCTCAAATGTGACAAATTAGGACATGACAGTTTTGAACATTGTTTTGATAAATCTTTGTTTACGCGGTTTGGAAAAATAACATATCAGTTCAATGATCTAGGTTATAGAACCAAACCAGTTGATGATTTTGTAGGAGATGAGATCTTGGTCATTGGGGATAGTTTTACACTGGGATTAGGAGTCAATGCCCTAGATCGTTACAGTGAACAAGCAGAAGATATCCTGGGACACTCAGTACTGAACTTCAGTCTTAACGGTGCCAGCAATGACTGGATCGCCAGGAAGACCAATGCTCTTTTGCAGATTTTTCATCCTCGTTACATAATAATACATTGGACTTTTAGTCATAGAAGAGAAAAAAATCAACCAGAATGGAAAGATAATGAACGCACCGAGTGCGAACCTTTGTACAGCGATCAAGATAACTTGCAAAACTGGATAGAAAACTTCAACAAAATCAAGTTTCCTAATGTGTTGCATTCGGCAATCCCTGATTGGCATCCGGATTTTGATTATTCTATCTATCCTATTTCCCCGCCTATACAACGCCAAGATCTATCAAGGGATGGTTTCCATTATGGTCCTAAAACACATCGAGCATTGTCTGAAAAAATCACCAATTTTCTTGCAGCACACGAACCGCATCCTTGGTAGCTATCAATCCAATAGAGTTATTTTTTATCAGGAAAAGTCATCTGGCCAGTCTCTGAAAAGTGCGTGTTGAATGTTGCCAGAAACAAATTGATTGAAGCTTTGATGCTTGTCCTCAAGTTCACCTTCTTTTTTGGCCACTCTTTGAAATGCCAGTTCCATCTGTGCCATGTCCTTGAATTCCATTAAAATCATCCATTCGGGAAGATCAGTGATTGAACGGAATCCTAATTTGCAACGAGTGATTCTATAGCTCTGCATTTTGCCTTCGGCCACTAAATGATCAAAAAATCGTCGCATCCCATTGACCCAATCAAGGTCAGTGATGTTGCCTTCTTTGTCTGCCCAAATTGTGTATAAATCTGCCATGCGAGCCTCTATGTATAGACAAACATCTTTAACTGCATCTCATTATTAATGTGCTTTATTCCAATGGTCCCAATATTTCAAATCCGTCTATTTCCTGTTTGTACAAATGTGCTTGTTCAAGATACAAGTATTGAAAGCCTCTTTGTTTGTAGATGGCACATTCAGTTTTCATAGTTTCTATGCCCAGGCGCAGGCGAGGATTGTGATATGTCCAGGCAAATTGATCGCACAAGGCATTGAATTGGTCAAAACGTCGTATCAAACTCCAGGCCACCAATTTACTTTGATCATAATAACCTATGACATCGGCCATGGGATCTAGATATCTACTGTCAAATATAGGCATCACAGATGCAAAGTGTTTGTATTTGCAATAGTCTCTATAGATTGCATTTAGTTTTGGTATGTCGGGGTCCTGCAAATATTCCCACTTCACACTTGGTTTGTAGTTTGTTTTGTTCAAGTCAATACGTGCAAATTGATAAGTCATAGTCGTGGATCCTGCCTGTGTTGAAACAGTGCCTGCAGATAATCTTGGGGCCAAGAATCATAGAATCCTTGGGCAGCCATGACTTTGGCTTTGGCATTCAATTCGCTAAGGCTTTGCACTAGAGCCATGGCATATTTGCCTTGGTTCATGATCACACCATTGACGTTTTCCACATCATCGGGGTGATCTTCTAAAGCAATAATGTCACGTGGCAACAGCAGTTCTTGGTTGGCATGTTCTAAATCAGCGTGAAACTGTTGGTAAGCATAGTGACCGGGATCATACACAATGACAATGACTTTTTTGTTGCCCAATCCCGTCTCAGCAATCTCTGCCAAGTCCAACAATAGATTGGTTCCGATTCTGACTTCATATTCATCATTGAGCCTGGCTTGGCGGGCATATGGACACGGTGGCCATCCCCCCAGTACTGGATGTGGAACTTCTACAAAAGTTGTGATCCAGTGTGCAATGTCTTGTTTGACCTGATCCAGTTGCATGTCAAAAGTATGGTAATCCTGTTTTCTTGGTAGTTTCCATGTTTTCTTTGATCAATATGCCAATATTTTGGCGTTCAGAAAAACTTAGATTCAATGCTTCTTCGTAAGTTAAGCCTCCTCGCATGTGCCAACATAGTCTAAATAAGTCTTGTTGTATTGCTTTAATATCTTTGTCATGAGATTCAACTAAGTTGACGATGCGCTCCGGACTCAAGGTCAGGAGGCGCCAACGAAAAAATTTGAGACATCCAAAGTAAATGGTGTTTCATAGGCATGCGAGCATTTTGTACAAGTGATGGGCAGTGGTTTAAGCTCAGAATCTTTTCGGATTTTTTCAATGTGGTTTTTGATGTTGTCAAAAGTATGTCTTTCAGAGTTAAGGATAAACTCTTCGATGTGTTGGGCATCAACCACAATCTCACCCTGAGCCTTTATCATTGAGATACTTTGCCTCAAGGCTGTTACGGTCATCCGGGTTAGTTTGGCAAAGGCCTGTCCCAGTTGTTGTATTTTTTCTGCCTCGGATATGTTAGCCTGGGGCAACGCTTCCATAATCTTTTGATCATTGAACTGTTCCATGGAGTTGGCATTCATCTCCTTGTAACTCAATGGTTTAAAATGTACTTCGATGTCACCTAGGGTCACTGTGCTATTATAATCTGGATACTTAATACCGTCCAAAATCATGCGCAAATCCACTGTAAAGGAATTTTCATTTTCACATTTAGGACAGTTGCTATTAATCTCCATTTCATGACCGTAACTGGCAATCCTAATTGCTACCAATACTGCATCAAGGTCAATTTGGGGCATATGCCAACCATCTTTGATAGCAGGCACGCAACTGATAACCACGTTGGAGATTGCTGCTCCATTGAACAAAGCATCGCTAGTGCGATAGGTAATTTCGTCTATAGCAGTCATAGGATACACCGGTAGTTCACCGTTAGCGGGCATTTCCAGCGTTCCTTTAGGATAGAATTTACCATTTGATGGCAACTTGATGTAAATGGCAGGCTGTCTAAAGAACTTGCGGAGTGGGTTGTTAGTTTCTGTCATGTGTCCTCACCATAAATATAAGTTTATCTTTATACTTATCGGTGTAAATCGTGGGTGATAAAATCGACACAGGCGAATTAACTGCAGCATTACAAAATATACAGACTGAGATAGCACAGTGCTGCGAGTCTCTCAGAACGGCCTTGAAAGAAACAAAGGGTTCCAGCATTGGTCCCAACCCCAACACACTGAGAAAATTGGACACTCAGTATACAAAATTAGGCAAACAATTTGAAGCCTACATCTCAAAACAGAAGGATTTGGACGATCGGACTGGAAAAGCGACTAAAGGACTAAAGGAATTTGGTGCAGCAACGGAAACAACCTCTAAAGAGGTAGAAAAAACGGCCGGTGTTTTTAAGCGAGTATATGATGCTGGCAAAGAGATTTCAGGTAATCTACTTAAAGCAGGACAAGCTGTAAGAGCCAATCGCGAAGATTTTACTTCGCTCTCAGGTGCTGTTGATGCTTATGCCGGAGCAGCTCAACTTGCTGCCAAGGGTATTGGAGGCGCAATAAGAGGCATAACTGGCGTTCTTTCCTTAGTAACTATTAAGTTTCCGGTAGCGTCCATGGCCATTGCCGGCATCGGCAACATGATTGCAGGTGTAACTGAAACAATTGCAAAAGAAAGTATTGAGTTTGCGAAAGGCTTTGCTAAATTTTCTCTAGAAGAAGTACAGAGAGTCAATAATGCATTTAGATCAATAGCAGACGTTGGCGGCCTGTCCGGAAGTAGTTTAAAAGGCGTGTACGAGACAAGTCAAAAGTTGGGCATAGGCATGGATGGACTTGCCAAAATTCTTAGTCGCAGTTCTCAAAGTTTAGCACTCACCGTAGGGACAGTAGGCAAAGGTACAGAAGTGATGTCCCAAATAACCACTGCAGGCACTAATTTTGAAAAAGAATTCCTCAAGCTGGGATTTAGTTTTGAACAACAGGCTGAGTTTGGAGCAAAGTTTTTAGCTAGCCAACGCTACATTACCAAAGTAAATCTCAATGACATACAGGGGTTAAGCAAAGCCAATCGCGAGTATATGCTGCAAGTCGATGAACTGGCTAGGCTTACAGGAAAGTCCAAAAACCAAGTGGCCACTGAAATTGAGGCCATGACTCGCGAATTGAGATTTGGTGCCACTTTGGCCATTGCTACAGAAAAAGGCACAGACAAGGCAATTCTAAACACAGCCATGATGCTGGAAACGCATGGAAGCAAAGCAATAGGAGAAGGTTTCAAAGACATCTTTGGTGGAGCCACTACAGAACGCGCCCAACAATTAATGATGGTAACCGGCAATCGTGCAGCAGGTATTGCAGAACGACTGATGGAGGGTCAAATTGACGCATCCCAAGCCATGAAAGAGTTCAAATCAGCCATGACAGCAACATATAATATCTTGGGCAGAGCAAAATTTGAACAATTAGTGGGCAAGCTGGGTGTCCCCATGGAGGCCTTGCTGCCGGGCGTGCGGGCGATGGCGATGGCCCAAGATATCAGCCTCGAAAAAGCTAAAGAGATGCAAGAGAAAGATAAGAAAGCTGCTGGAAAAGAAATAGACTCTATGGTCGATGCAAACGTAGCCTTGAGAAACTTGGCCGTTTCGTTGGATAAACTAGTAATGGAAAAATTATTTCCAACGATGGCAGACACAGTAAAGATGTTGACAAACTCACTTCACAAAGGTGCAACAGAGTTTGAAAAAATATTAAAACAACTCGGCTCTGGGAAGGACAAACCAGCCCCTCTGACTGATGCTGATCGTAAGGCGTGGATATTGGAAACCGGCGGGGTTTTACCCTTTAAAGATGGCCGACAACTGAACACTGAGGAAGCGGCAGCCGATTGGGTACAACGGGGAAGGCCCAAATGGGACCCAGCTGATCGATTTCGCCGCGGCGACGGCGGGTTCTGGTGGACCCGCGCGCGATCGCCTCGCGCCCCCGAGCATGCTGATGCGGCAGCCGGTGCAACGAAACTCGGTGAAACCAAACCTGATCAATCCAAGCATGCTGATGCGGCAGCCGGTGCAACGAAACTCGGTGAAACCAAACCTGATCAATCCAAGAGCGGCGGAAGGCACGCCCAGCTCAGTGGCATTCGTAAGCTTCTTAAAGAAAAAACGCTTCAACCTGCATCAGGTGGGAGTGGTCCTATTGCTGCTGCTGAACCAGCAATAAAATTTGGTACGCCTAGTGTTGGTGCGGCCAGTGCACCACCGGACCAACGTCGAGGAAAAGATGAGCCAAATACTGGAGGCGGAGATGGAGGCCAAGTCTTGGCTGGCGAACCTTGGAGAGTTAGAGGACAAGGCCAACCTAGAAAACAAACAACAGGTGTTATATACCATCATACAGGAGGCCGCTCTCTCTCAGGAGCACTTGCAACATTGCAGAAAGAGAGACTTGGTTATCATTATATAATTGGTCGTAGAGGAGAAATTACTCCGTATGTTCCAGATGATCTAATAGCATATCATGGTGGTGACAATGAAAGGAATAGATCAGTTGGAAATTTTAACACTATTGGTGTTTCCGCATTAGCTAACAAGGATGATGATGTCACTCCGGAACAAGTACAAGTAGCAGTAGCACTACATCGGCAGCTAGCTGGTAAATTTGGATTCTCTTCCGGTAGTGCGTATGGTCACGGTGAAACAAGCACCAACAAAATGAGAACTGAAGGCCTAACTATTGCCGACGCCATTCGTAAAGGACAGATACCATCAGCGGCCCAAGGGGGCTTGTTGTCTGGACCAGAATCTGGATACAATGTGATTGCACATGGCCGTGAGGCCATGGTGCCACTGCCCGATGGACGCAATATTCCTGTGGACATGCCAGCCATGACTGATCGAATGAACGAACAAATTAGTCTCATGAGTCAACAACTGTTACGGTTTGACAACATGATCGATCTATTGCAAGCCAGTGCAGACACACAAACTAAGATATACCAGGCCACCGCAACATAGCGGTAAATACAGCGCAATGGCAGAAAACAAAAAATCCTGGAGAAAATACTTCAAAGTGGCCAGTATTGCCGGCCAAATGAGTCCTATTTCAGGCAACATTGCGCGTGGTCCCAACTATGGCCGTGGTTATGGCACCGATGGCCAAGCGCAAACCCAATTTGCTTTCCGCAACTATGCCAGCCGATTGCCCGAAGTATACACCGGCCATCCCAATCGCATGGAACGCTACAACCAGTACGAAAACATGGATGGTGATTCCGAAATCAATGCCTGCCTAGACA